AGCGATAAAGACTTATTTATTGCGGAAATGATTAAACGGTTCCAAGAAGTGAGTGAGAAGTTTGGAGACAATCGCCGCACACAGGTTATTCAAAAAGAGATTGTCGCACCCCAAAAGACAAAGAAAGAAAAAGCTGTGGAGTCTATTGTTGTGTGTTATACTGACAATGGTTATATTAAATCTATTCCAGCCGCGAAGTATCGTCCGGCAAGCGGCAATCTTGGATGTATAGAAACTACCACAGATGGGTATATCCAAATATACAACACTAAGAAAGTTTATCGCTTAAAGGTAAGCAATATTAAACAATGTCTTGCTTCTGAAAAGGGCACTGCTCTTGGCACAATTCTTGGAACTGGATTAACGCATATCAGGATGATTGCGGCGTGCGGTGAGGATAAAGATGTTATCGCTGTTTCAAAATCTGGCCGCATTAAAAAGTTTAATACTTCGCTATTTAACGGCACTACGCAGAATATTAAGGGGCAAGATTATTTCCCCAAGAATGAAGTGCTCTTTGTGATTACGTCCGAAGATAAGTATCTTACTTTTAATAGTGTCGGAGGATACGAACTTTGTAGCGATATTTCTGCTCTTAAAGCGAGCGGTAAAGCGTCTACAGGACGAGTTGGTATTAAACTTGGTAAAGAGGATTCTGTCTTTTCTATTCAAACTTCTAAAAAACCAACCGAGCATCTAGCCACTCTTGGAACTAAGGGTAAGAATGTCGGTTGTGTACCTCATTAGAGTAGGGTATAATAAAGATATAATATAAGCGAGGATTAAACCTCACGGAGATAAAAGGAGATTTTATTATGGCAATGTTTTCAGAGAATGCACAAAAGGTACTAACTTTTCTACAGGCCAACCCCACAGTGGATATGACCTCTAAAGAACTAGCTGAGGCCGCAGAGATTCCCACTCGCTCTATTACTGGTGTTCTAAACAGCCTTGTTAAGAAGGGCTTTATTGTCCGTGAAGAGACTACTGTTGGTGAGGATACTGTTAAGTTTATTCGTCTCACCGACGCTGGTCAGCAGGTTGACCCTCTCGCCGAGTAGGTGATTAATTGGATGCCGCGATTTTAATTGGCATTATCGCGGCATCCTTAGTCTTAATTGTCATTAGCTTTTTTGTAGGACAAAAGACTGTAACACATCAAGAACAACTGAATAATGATGAAGTTTTGCGGCAACGTCAAGCAATTGAAAAGGATATTCAAGACAAGCAAGTTTGGATAAACCAAATCGAACGTGAATATCAATCTAAGAAGCAATTGATTGAAGATGCTCAACAGTCTGCCCAAAAAGCTTATGACGAAAAGATTAAGGCTTTGGATGTTGAGTATAAACGACGTGCCAATCAACAGAATTCAGATTATGAATCTTTTGTTCAAGTCTTAGAAGACGAGAAAAAGCAAGTTCAAAAAGAACTTGACTCGTTAAAACGTACACGAGACGCTGCCATAGAAGCTGCTCGAAAGGAACGAGAAGTTCAAGAGCAACCAGATAAGTATTGCATACCTATGGCTGACGATGAAATTCACGATGTTGAATATCTAAATAATATCATGCCCAAACTAAAATTCCCCGAGGTTTTAGGTAAGTGCATTTGGTCTGTATTTTTCCAAAAGAAGATGAAAGCTTTCTTGTCTGGAATTTTGGGGCAAGACGAAGTATGCGGCATTTATAAGATTACAGACCAGCTAACGCAAGAGTGTTACGTTGGGCAATCCAAGAGCATCAAGAAAAGATGGACAGACCATATCAAGTGCGGTTTAGGAGCTATGCCTGCCAGTAACGCCAATCAACTCTATGCGGCTATGCGGCGAGACGGTGTTTGGAATTTTTCTTTCGAGCTATTGGAAAGCTGTAGTTCTGAAGATTTGGACGCTAAAGAGCGTCAATTTATTGATTTATATTCAGCCGATACTGTTGGGCTAAATTCTAAGCGTGGAAATCAATCAAACACTCTCAAGGGTTAACGCTTGACACTTTAAAAATTGATTGATATGATATTTTCACAATGATATTAAAAATTGTATATAGAAAAGGAGAGTGCTGATTTTGGCTAAAGAAACCTATGCGAATGCAGTGAATGTCCGAGGATATGTCTTCTCTCACACACTACAAGAGCGTGATTCTACTCGTAATCCCGGCGATAAAGTAATTATGGGTCTTGTAAATATCGCCACTGATGATGATGCGGTGAATGTTGTGCCCGTTAACTTCTATGTCGCAGAGAAAACTAAGAAGGGCACGGTTAATTCTACTTTCACTAATCTCAAACAGATTCTTATCGAGAACAAGACTTTTGAAGAGCTTGGTACTGATGCAGCTCGTGTTCGTGTAACCGGTGCTATCGACGTTAATGATTTCTATGGCCGCGACGGTCAGCTTGTAACCGGTAAGCGTGTTCGTGGCTCCTTCCTTCACTTCCTCAACGCCAATGAGGTTATCAGCTCTGATAAGATGCCTGCTACCTCTTTTGAAGCTGACGTTCTACTTCAGGCCGCAATGGAACGTGAATCCAACGATGGTTCTGAGTACGTCTCTCTACAGGGCTTTGCTTTCAACTATCGTGGCGATATTCTCCCTGTGACTTTCTCTGTTCAGTCCGAGGGCGGCAAGAAGTTCTTCCTTAACGAGGATATTTCCGCAAGTAATCCTTATTTTGGTAAGGTTTGGGGCAACATCAAGTCTACAGTTGTTGTATCCGAGCAGGAAGAGGATGATTCTGCTGTAGCTTTCGGTGCTCCACAGGTGCGTGAGACTACTCGTACCTTCCGCACTTGGGAAGTTGTTGGTGCTAATGTCAACGAAGGTATGAATGAAGATACCGTTACTCAGGAAGAGCTAAACAAGGCAATGGCCGAGCGTCAGCAGCGTCTTGCCGACCTTGAAGCTCGTACCAATCAGCAGAACAGCACTGCGGCTGGTAAGGCTGGTTTCCCTGCTTCTGCGGTTGCTCCTGCTTCTAGTGCGGTTCCAGCTAAGAACGACAAGAATTATACTTTCTAATCTATAAACAGAATATAAATGACCTATAGATTGGAGATATAATGGCAATTAATCTATTAACAATTCAGCCACATAAAGTCAGTCGAGATTTGAGTGGATATATTACTTATATTTATGGAGCTGGCGGAACCGGAAAGACGACTCTAGCTTCGCAACTTGACCGTGCTCTACTCCTTGCTTTTGAACGCGGATATAATGCTCTGCCCGGTATTATGGCACAAGATATCACAACTTGGGGCGAAATGAAGCAAGTCGTTCGAGAGCTTAAAAAGCCCGAGGTCAAAGAGATGTACAAATCCATTTCTGTGGATACCATTGATATTGCGGCAAAACTTTGTGAAAAATATATTTGCAATAATAATCAGGTTTCTGACCTAGGAGATTTGGGTTGGGGCAAAGGCTACAAGCTAATGAAAGAAGAGTTTGAAAGCGTATTCCGCAGTATCACCCAAGAAGGATATGCTCTATTTTTCATTTCGCACGATAAGGATAGGGTTTTCAAACGAGAAGATGGTACGGAATACAATCAAATTGTACCTTCTCTTTCTCCTTCGTATAACGAGATTATTCGTAATATGTCCGACATTCAGGCATATGCCCACCAAGTATCTATTGAAAACGGAATGCCAGAAGTAATGCTTACAATTCGTTCTATGGATGGCTCCGTAGAATGTAAATCTCGTTTTAAATATATTGAGCCAGAGATTCCTTTTAATTATCAAGCATTGTCAAAAGCTTTAAACGATGCTATTGACAAAGAAGCAGAAATGAACAATAATCAATTTGTCACTGATAAACGAGAGTCTACTTCTGTTATAGAGAAACCTGATTTTAACGAGCTTATGGCAGAGTTTGATGAAATAGTTAGTAAACTGCAAGACATTTCAGGTGGCTCTTTTGGAACTAAACATGCCCCTGTAATTTCTGAAATTGTTTCTAAATATTTAGGTAAAGGTAATCGTATTAGCGACTGCACTCCTGAACAAGTTGACCAAGTACAACTTATTGTACAAGACCTTGTAGATTATATCGGAAATGGTATCTAATAATATTTTTAGAAATCCAAGAGGATATATACTTTGGACAGAGGAACAGATAGAATATATCTGTTCCTCCTATCTCTCAGGCGAAGAAACAGGTCATTCTCTCGCAAAATTTTTTAATGTAAATAAAATGTGTATATATCGAGTATTAGAACAGCATAATATAAGCAGACAACCAGCTTTAAGAAACAAAAAAGTTAAAAATAGTAAATATTTTTCTAATATTGATAGCGTAGATAAAGCTTATTGGTTAGGCGTATTTTATGCTGATGGGAACGTACAAGATAATTATACAATAAAACTTAAAATGATAGATAAAGAGCATATTGAAAAATTTTGTCGAGCAATAGACTTAGATACCAAATATATTTATACTTATACTTCGGTATCTAAAAATCATTATACTCCATATGAGATTCGCTTTAAAGATAAACAAATGTATCAAGATTTATGTAAATTAGAATGCATACCTAGAAAATCTTTACAAATTACAAAAATGCCCGATATTGATAAAGAATTATACTCTCACTTTATTAGAGGGTATTCAGATGGGGATGGAACAATCTCTCGTTCTCCTCACGGAAAATATAAAAAAGACTGGGTGTTTCAGATTGTCGGACAATATGGTTTGTTAGAAGATTTCCAAAGGATTTTTAAAAAACATAATAAAATTTCTGCTACTAATCCCGATAACACTTGCTATCGAATTGCTTATAAAGGGAATAAACAATTGGCACAACTGTTAGGTTTTATATATCACAATAGCACCGAAGAAACTAGATTAGACAGAAAATATAATTTATATCTAGATTTTTTAAAAGAGCTTGATGGAAAATACCCATTAGGGTTATCAACGTAATGAAAGGAGGATAGAGAGGATATTTTCTATCCTCCTTTTTTTATGACACATAAAGAACTTCTGGCAGTTTGCCGCCATTATCTTGGTTCTCATTACTACTATCGAAAAGTAGTAGACCAGATAAAAGAATACACTGATGGCATTGGTTTGACTTTTGACGATATAGCACGAATTTTAGTATACTGGTACGATGTAAAAAAAGCAGACCCCGCTAGAGCAGGGGGTGGAATCGGCATTGTGCCGCATATCTACAAAGAAGCCTTAGAATATTATGAAGCACAGAAGCAATTCCAAGAGGTAGCAGACAGTATTCAAGAGTATACAGAACCAGAAGTGGAGCGTTTAGTTGCTCCATCCCCTTATATGGTCAAACCAAAAACGTTAAAGATGTTCGAGCTTAAATAGGGAGGTGAATGTTTGGCTAAACCGAACTATTATGATACGAGTGCAGCGATTCAAGTAATTGGTTGTACGATATTGCAACCGAATTTGCTTAACGAAGATGGACAATACTTTTACTCAGCAGATGATTTTGTAACTGAGATTCACAGAGTAGCTTTTGGAGCAGTTTTCAATCTGCATCAAATGGGGGCAGAGAGAATTACCCCCAAGACGATTGAAGATTATCTTCAAGGACACCCGGAATCTTATGGTATATATCAACAGTCAAAGGGCAGCGAGTGGTTACAAAATTGTATTGACACTGCGGACATTGCTAACTTTGATTATTATTACAGTCGTTTAAAGAAGATGACACTTTTGCGGGGATATACCAAAGCCGGAGTTGACATGACTTGGCTTTACGACCCCGATAATCTTCTGGATATAGAGAAGAAAGAACAACAAGAGAACTATCTAAATCGCATATCACTAAACGAACTCGCAGATATAGTGGATAACAAAATACTTACTGTGCGTGATGTATATGTTGATAATGCCACAGACCACGCTCTTAGAATTGGTGATAGTGTGGCAGAGGTTCTAGCATCATTAGAGGAGACGCCTGAAATAGGTGCTCCGTTCGCAGATAAAGGATTGAACGGAATTACTCGTGGAGCAAGATATGGAAAATATTATTTAAGAAGTGCTCCTACGGGAGTCGGTAATTGTTTTGCCGACTATAAATCGGAGAAAAAATCTGGAAGGCTAAGGCTTCGGCTATGCTAATCAGAGGTGAAGGGAAACCAGCCGCAGAGCATAGAGATTGAAATAATATCTCCAAGAGGCTCCGACTGTTTATAAACAGAAAAGATATGCCGACCTTGCGGGAAACCGTAAGAACTAAAGGATAAAAAGCCTTTAGGATAACAAAGTGAAAACCCGTTCAATGCTTGCCGATGCTTGTTATATGGCTTGCAATGCTATCTTTGACCCTGAGAATGGGGAATGGGTACAAAAGAACAATCAACCAGTGTTGTTTATCTCTACAGAGCTTGATGTAGAGGAACTAACAACAATGGCACTGGCTTTTTTGACTGGTTATAACGAAGAAGATATTTTGCTACAGCGTATTTCTTTTTCTGACCCCGTGATGGTTCAAGCCGCACAAGTTCTAAAAGAATCGCCGCTATATCTTGAAATTCTTCCAGACTATACTATCAAACAGGTAGAGAATACAATTAAAAGAAATATTCGTATCAATCATACTAAGGTTGTATTCTTCGACTATCTTAATAGCTCACTTGGACTTTTGACAGAAGTTACTAATCAAACACATGGTATGGCGATGCGTGAAGATATTATTCTGTCACTATTATCGACTAGACTAAAAGAGATAGCTAACGATTTCAATGTTTTTATTATGTCTGCGACGCAGACGAATGCTAAACTTTTTGTATTGGCAATAACACCTTATCCGTTTATCAGCGGGGTAATTATCTGGGCAAAACTAGATAATTGCTAACGGGGAAAACTAAAATATATATGAACACTTTTTGCTTAACGATTCGGCAAAATGGGTATAATATATATCAAGTCAATCCCGTGCGATGTATTTTGTATTTTCATAAAAGGATTGACTATTAAATTAGGAGGTTCTTTTATGAGAGAGAAAATATGTGGAATATATAAAATTGGTTTTTTAACAACTTCAAAAGTTTATATTGGTCAATCAACTGATATTTATAGAAGAATAACCGAGCACTGGTTAAGTGCTAACGCCACCGAAGATAATCTCAATTCAAAAACGCAAAGAGACTATATGCTCCCTGTTCATAAAGCTATGCGTAAATATGGGCGTGAAAATGTGTATATAGAAATACTAGAACGTTGTTCACGAGAACAATTGAATGAACGAGAAAGATATTGGATTCACCAATATCAAAGTGATAGTAAAGAACACGGATATAACCTTGCTAGTGGCGGGCAAGACGCTTTTGGATTAAAAGGAGAGCGACATTCAAGAGCTATCTTATCACAAGAGCAAGTAGAAACCATAAAAGAAGAACTTCGTAACGGGAATTCTACAATGCGAGCGATAGCAGACCAATATAATCTTTCTCCTGTTACCATTACAAATATTAATACAGGAAAAACGTGGTTCGATAAAAAAGATACTTATCCGCTTCGACCACTTGAAAAAAATATCACAATTGGTAAAGAAGCCGTAAAACAAAAAAGAATTGTAGCCTCTAGAGAAGACGTAATCTCTATTCGGAAAAAATATGCAACAATGTGTTCATTGCAAGAAATTTACGACGCATTTCCCCAATTTAAAATAGGCTATATTAATCGTTTAATTTATCGTTCACAACCTTATCCAGATATTCCATTATTTAATCGTAAAACCCAGCAATGGGAATATAGAAATACAAAATAAGCCGTGTATCGACTATCCCCTAAGTCGCAAGGCAGGGGAGTAGGGCTACTATTGATACGTAGCGAGGTTTTAGGAAACGAATCCTCTGAAAACCGAAACAGGGTTCTCAGTGATATTTTCCTGAGTAAGATATAGTCAGTACCTATGGAAACATAGGAGTTATACGAGTGCAAAAACCGACCCACTACCAGACGCAAACCTTCTAAAGGGCAGTAAAGCAATTGCAGAAAAGGCTGATTTTGGTAGCATTCTTCTTCCTCTTACCGAGACAGACCAAGAGAAGTTGCAGGTATACGCAGAGAGAGGATTTCCAATGCCAAACATCAAACTCTCTGTGTACAAGAATCGTCGCGGCTCTTTTGTCCGAGGTTATCTTTGGATGCAAATGGATAAATCAACTTGTCGCTACGAAACAGTTTTTGCTACAGATTGGGACTATAAACAATTACCAATTACAGCTTTTGATATTGAACAGCCGGTGATGTAGTATGGCTTACGATAAATATCAAGTAAAAGAGGCTCTAGAACCAGAGGATGTTTTTGAAATTCTCGATGCTCTTGGAGCCGAACCGCAAATGAACGACAATTCAATTATTTGTAAAACAATTTGTCACGGTGGCGATAGTCATAAACTATACTATTATTGCGAGCAAAAACTTTTTCACTGTTATACCCATTGCGAACCAGCGACATTTGATATCTTCGAATTAATTCAAAAAACACAGCAGCTAGATTTAAACGAAGCTGTGTTCTATGTCGTTAATTTCTTTAATCTTCAATATCGCTTAGAAGAAGTGGATGATGCTTCTCTCCAAGAGGATTGGAAGATTATGCGGAAATGGCAAGAACTTTCCGCGATTAAAATCAATCACGAGAAACTAGTATTACCAGAAATTGATGACTCTATTTTGCGGCATTACCCTCAGCCGCACATCTTAAACTGGGAGCAAGAACATATTACAAAAGAGATATGCGACTATATGGGAATTAAATATGACCCCGTGGAAGGGGCTATCATAATCCCGCACGTAGATGAAAATGGCCGCTTAGTTGGTATCAGACAAAGAACACTTATCCAAGAGAACGAGAAGTGGGGCAAATATCGTCCTTGGAGCAAGCTAGAAAAACAAGATAACGGCAAATATAAATTGCGGCAATTCAATCACCCTCTTGGTTTCAATTTATACGGTTTATATCAGGCTAAGCCGCAAATCGAAAAGATGGAAATCGCTATGGTCTTC